CTTGCACTTCTTGAGGCATTAACTGAGTCTCAACCGACAATTTCTGTGCTTCAGCCCTGTTTTGTTCTGCCTGAGTAGTGTTTACAGCAATTTGAGCCTGTGCCGCTTGCATAGCCAACTGTTGTTGTGCTTGTTGCATCTGTTGAGCTTGTGGATCAGGCTGCATCATCTGATCTAATGCCGCCATCATCTCAAATCTGTTACTCAAGCTAGAGTTAGCCACGATTCCTTTGAGAATAATCGGCAAAACAGGGGTTTGTGGGCCAAGAGTCTGCAACAAACTGATGAATTGCTGCTGTTCGTACTCCCGTGCAATGATGCCCAAAGTAGCGGTTGGGATGAAATTCATGTCCACAGACGGATAACGCTCTGGGTCAAACTGCATGAACCTGAAAGCAGCCTTCTTGATGAATGGAATCAAGAAATCTTCTTGAAAATTCACCAATGTACGCTTGTATTTCTTGATGATGGAGGCAACCGCCATCGACATACCGCCACCATCACGACTAGCTTGGCTAATCATGCCGTTAGAGTCTAGAGTTCCTGTCGCTTGTAGCAACATTCGCTCAAAGTCTTTGGCAGTTGCAAGGTTGTTTGGATCAGTCTGTCCAAACTTGAATGGATACAAAATCTCGCTAGGAGAACCATTGACCAGAATAGCTTTTCCGGGCTTTACCTCAAACTTCATGCCCCGGGGCAAGCGAGTTGCATCCATTGCCATCATGGGAGAAGTGCTTAATGCCAGTGAATCCAAGTGGCTACGGGTCTGAGCATCAATAGCTTTTTGCATATTGAATGCTTTTTCCACCGTACCACGACCAAGCAAGCGATTTGGAACAGTATCGTCTTGGTAAGACAGAACTGGCCTGTCTTTCATCATGTATGGATTTTCTTCAGCCTTTAAGAGCATTCCATCATTGGCAATCACAACAATGGCCTCAACCATGTCTGTGTAGTCTTCTGCTGCTGAGTTTTCAGGGAACAACTCAACAATATCCTTGTTCTCTTTCATGTTCTCAAGGTACTCACGGGGAACTAACCCGTAGTAGGTCAACAAAAGAACCTTCTCATCCTGATACTGGCTTACTTCTTGGGTAGGCTCAAGGTCAGTGTCTTCACTGGCAGTACCAATGTCCACCTTACGGTAGATTCCACGTTCAATACCTTGCACAACCTTATGAATTGAAACGTATTTTTCAATAGCCACGCCCATACAGTCATCAATGCTTGTGCCGTTAGGGTCAAACAAGAAGTTCTTGGGGTTGACAGGCATGATCTTGACAGAAATCCTGTCTCGTTCCATCACGCCAATAGCTGCCTGACCCTGTTGATTAGGAATAGGTCGAGTCGAGGGAACATACTCAGTTTCAGTCTTGACAACAATCTCGCCAATGCCTGTCCCATAGATTTCAGCCATCAATTCGATCTGGTCGATAGCTTTTCTGATTTTGTCCTTCTTGAAATCCTCAGTGAGTTGAGCCTTAATTATCTCAACATCAATGGGATTCCCGTTCACATCTTGGATATTGTCTTCAATGTCAAAGAAGTCACCTTGTCCAAAGATAGCTTCCATGATCTCAGCGTGACGAGTCTCAACTGCTTGTTGAGTAGCAGGAGTTACGATTCGGCTGCGTTCTGACTCACGGGTTTTGTCTTCAGATGCCCATTGACCACGAAAGATACGCTCGTACTCTAGGTAGGAGGGCAGGAAGTTGGTGTCTCTGTAGTCACGCCACTTGTCGCAGTGGCTAGTGATGAAATCGGTCAGTTCTTTATCAGCCTCAGTAGGCTCATAAAATTCGTTCTGTTCAAGTTTGACTTGTTTATCTGTTGCCATATTGTTACCTTGTAGTATCAGCAAATGGTTCTTTATACATTGGGTTTGCAGGAATAGAGCTTACAACAGGCGCAAAAATCTTAGGATCAAAACCTTCTGGCAATGGGAATCTTAATTCTTGAGGACTAGCAAAGGGATTCTTACCTTCTGCTAACCTCGATAAAGCATATTGTTGCGCCTTCTGTTCTATCTCAGGCGTTACTTGACCTGTTGATCGCAATAGATTTAATTCATCAGCAGTCAATGTTGGCACAACTAAAGGATATGAAACAGTCTTGCCGCCAACTTCAAATGCCGATGAATACTCAGTCATCGTACTTCCATCTTGGGTTGGGATTCCTCCAAAGAAGCCTTTGCCCTTGACTGAGCCTTCAGTTAACTTCTGATCTTGCTCTAAGTACCTTGCGTCAGAAAGTCCCAATTTTGCCATTTAATTCCCCGAAATAATATCTAGAGGCTCCCACTCATCTTCTTGGTCATCAACAAAGTATGAGGTTACAGCCAGTTGGTCAATGTAGGAAAGGGCATCAGGCAAGTCATCATGAACACCAAGGGCTGGAAACATCAAGAGTTGATCTTTGAATTCATCCCAATCTTCCTCAGAGTTCAGCACAATACGCCCATGCTCAAACCGTCCTTGGAGACTCCAGATAATCCTGTCAGTCTTTTTCCTGTTGCCGTGCGTCAAGTCAACTATGTGTGAATATACATTATTTTTACGCATTAAGTCACTCAAATACGGCAAAACTGCGTTTTTTAATGCTCCACGCTCAATTCCAATGCTCAAAGGTCGGTATTCCCGCATCTTCAACAGGATCGTAGCCGCAGTTTCCCTGATGTCCCACCGCCCATAAACGATCTCTTTGACAAACCATTTGCCGTCCTCTGTTACTTTGACAACAGCAATGGCAGTCTGATCTAGCCTTTTCTTGGAATTGGCAGCTTGTCTAGCCACTTCTTCAAACCCTGCCAGATCGACAGCAATGTAGTACGAGCCATGTTCAGGTTCTTCTCCATATTTAATCCATTCTTCTTTAAAAACGTCAGAACCAGCATTGTCAAAACTGGCAAGGTATTCCTGCTTGAAAGCAAAGGAACTCAGGGTTTTCTTGGCAGACTCAATCTCATCAGGGTCTATCAAGGGGTTGTCTTTGGTAGTGAAGTGCCACGACTTCCAATCTGAGTCTTCTTCTGACATTCCAAGTTTAAAGACGTCATAGAAGAAGTTACGACCTTTGGGAGTGCCGATGAACATAGCTCTGCCCTTTTTATCAGACAAAGACGCACGAATAACCTGTTCCCATGCTTCGGGTTTGATGTCCGCAACCTCGTCAAGCACAGCGTAGGTGAGAGACACTCCTCGCAAAGTATCTGGACGATCTGCGCCTCTGACATAGATTTTTGCTCCGTTTATCAGGGTGATGTCCATGTTATTGATGTGGCTGGCTTGGATAACTTCACGCCCCAACTCCATCAATACATCCCAAATAATCTGTCGTGCCTGACCATTGGTAGGCGCAACATACAGTACAGCAGAACCAGCAGTACACTGCAAGCCCTCTATCAACAGGGTAATGGCTGACAGACGGGACTTACCACAACGCCGTCCAGCAGCAATGACTTTAAACCTTGTTTTATCAGCAAAGACTTCTTGTTGCCAAGGTAAGAGACTGAAGTTAAGGTCAGACATCTTTGCTTTCTATGTCTTCTGCTTCTATAGGGTTATCCCCTATGACTACACCACCAATACCAGAAATAGTTATGTTAACTGCTGATCTCTGTTTTCCTTCTTTCTCAAACAAGGAAACAGGAAGCATTCTGTCCATACAGAGTTTGATAGCAGCCATTTGAGCAGGGTGTTCATCATTCATGGCAATCTCAACTGCCTTGTGAACAACATTAGCACCTGCACTCTTGATTAACAGGTCTTTGAGTTCTTTGACTTGTTGTTGTTCAGTCTTAGGTAGGGTAAGGGCTTGAGGGTTATCAGCATACTTCCTCAAGGTCATAGTGCCAGAACCCTTTGGCCTACCCCTTGTTTTCTTGAAGCTATCTATTACGTTCATCTTTTATCCAGTTGTGGGAAGAAGTTGTTGGTGGCTTCCATAAAGCAGGATTGGGTTCAATTCAACAACAAACCAAAGCCCCACGGAGCTAAACCGTTTCCACCAACACGGCTGAAGATTGTTTGTGGGAACTACCATCTAGACAGTAGCCAATCTTCATGCGTCTTGAAAGTTAGTACGCACTTTACACGAGAATCAGATTCTTGTATAGTGAAGACAAACGGGGGCATCACCCACCCCTCTATGCGGTTGAGCCGACCAAGTAGGATAAACGTAGTGAACCATGTAGTTCTCAAGTAAAGCACAAGTCTTGAACGGGGCTGGTAGCGTGGAGTAGTGATCTGACAGTCACCACTAACTTAGATAAACGAGAGGCTCTCCTTTAAAAAGGATCACACCCACTCACGGGTGAATACTCCTATTCGTCTTCTCCCCTAATCCAGATTACCTTTGTTGCTGTCAAACACTAAGATTGACTTAACTTGTGGGTAGGAGGCTCCCACAAATATTACACACACACGACCACCCCCTCCCCCCTATCATTCCACATGATGAAATGCAACTCTTATATAAGACTTAGCCAGGTGCAAATGCGAATCATTCTCATTTAGATGTAGTGATGATGGCTAAATGCAAATGCGAATCATTCTCATTTAGACTGAGTGTAGGGGCTATGCACCATAACAGGTAATCCCACATTGTGAAATCGTATATTGCATCATGAAATTCTGAGTACGTTAGTAAGCACTAACAGAGCGCACTATAATAGTGCAGAGTGGTTACTAACATCACCAATGTAGTGCATGACATTTCACATTATAAAATCATGCACTTTTATGGGGCGCATTGTTAGTGAGTACTCTCATTCTATGTACCGTACTTGCTGAAAACGCAAAATTGGCACGGTCTGTGCATGTATAAAAGTGTCCACTGTTGGACTGCTTTGTAAAAAGGTTTCAAGATGAAAGCATACAAACATTTAGTCAAATTCGCTTTAAAGCATGGTTGCACTGTTTCGGTATGGGATGGCGAAGAATGGCAGGTCAAACGGTCTACAGGTTACAAGGCCATCATTGAGGCCATAGAATCAGTAGAAGAAGCTGCATTAAGACTCAGGGATGATCAGGGTTTGATTATCGGTTCAGTCTCAGTCTCAGCCTTTGGTTTAGAAGATGATGAAACAGTCACTGATTACACAATCAATCCGTTCATGGATTCATGGGAAAAGTCCTACAATTCTGAGACTGTCTGACAATCTGACTGTTAGCCCTGTGAATCAGGGTTAATGGGCATATTGCCACAATCAACAATTCAAAGGGCGTGAATCATGTATCAAGTAACAGCAATATACGAGGGATGCGAGATAGGTTACGGCGAGGGCGAGGGAAGCTCATACGCTATCGAAGAATGTATCGACTCAATCGACAGCATCTATCAGCAGGAGAAATTGACCATTGTCCTGCATATACTGTCAAACAGTAATATAAACAATATTCCATTGGGATATACCTACAAAAACGGTAACCATGTTTATATTGTCAAAAAGGTATCAGTCAACAGACAAACAGCCTAATTGATATCTTATAGGGTATTCACTGAGTACCCTATAGGCTTATCAATCCTGATAAGTAACTCAATTCAATAGGTGTAAATAATGGATAAACAACTGCAACAAACTGAGAGTTTAAACAGAGCTAAAAATGGTGATTCTTTATTGAATTACCCTAGTATCATGACTGGTTTTATCGCAAAGGGTATCAACCCTAGCGACATAATCCCTAGGGTTAATGTGTTTACATATAACGCATGGAAAGCCCTAGGCCGTCAAGTATCAAAGGGAGAGCATGGGGTTAAAGTAGTCACATGGATAGATGCAAACGATAAAACCACTGGTTTACCTACAAAATTGTGCCGATCATCCACAGTTTTCCATGTGTCTCAAACTGAATTGATTCAATAAACAATAGGTTTATAACCCTTAGAATTCTAGGGGTTATATGCCTAGGGGTTTCCTAGGGGTTCAATCAATCATTTTTTAATAGGTGTTCACAATGACTAATCAACAAATCAAAGCACTGCAAAGCATAGGCAAAGGGATCATAGAATCATGCAATATTGATTCAATCGGTGCACCAAGTGGTGCAATATATGCCGCATTAATGGGGCATGGGGCATCATTAAACCAGTTTAATTCCATTATGGATACACTGGTTAAACATGGTTTTTTAACGCATGATTCAGAATGCCACACATACCATGCCACTGATTCAGGCATTGCATGGTCAAATAAAGTAGGGGCATAAAATGGCATTCTCTACACACAATCAAGCTGCTAAACAGGCAATTTATTTATCTGATAAAAATGCCGATGATTATTGGGTTGTTTTTGAAAATGGGGAATACCATGTTGCAAGCGATTATGATTTAGAGACATGGTTTTCTGGCAGTGCAACCCTAGGATATGCGGGTTACGGCTTAGGATATGAGAGTTTTTAAAACGTAAACTGCAAAAATAATGCTATGCCTAGGGTTTATCCCTATGGTATAGTGTTTAACACTATCCTACATTCAATCATCATTCATTCAATAGGTGTTCACAATGAAACTGCAAATCAATCAAATCTACATGATGCCGATTTTTGGCAAAGTGCAACAAGTAAAAATTCTCAAAATTCATCCCTTTGGCACAATAGACGTTGAATTGTCCAATGGCAAATGCTTTCGTATCACTGGTTTATCTTTAACTTAATAGGTGTAAACATGAAATATACAGTTCAACAATTTAAAATAGACCTCCAGCAACCTTATGCTTGGCCGGGCGGTTATCCTAGATACTTTATAACTTCCGATGGTGCGGCCTTGTCTTACAAGTCGGCTTTGCACAATCAACATCTAATTATTGATTCTATTGAGAATCATTCAAATGATGGTTGGCAAGTAATCGGCTGCGATATTAACTGGGAAGATTCTGATTTATATTGTGACGATACAAACGAACGTATCGAATCAGCTTATGCCGATAATGAGGTGACAGAATGAGAAATTACATTGTGCCTATCATTCAAACCGTCCTTTGTCTGTCTGTATGGGCATACATAGGGTTTTTACTAGCATACAGGGGTTAAGAGTACAAACCATCGGGGATATTGTCCCCTTTGGCTTGCATTTTCACAATGTGAGGGCTTGCATGAGTCAATCATGCGTTTTTGAATAGGTGTTGAAAATGACTGATAAAACTTACAATGGTTGGACAAATTACGAAACATGGAGGGTAAACCTTGAAGTATTTGATGGGTTTGACCCTACAGAATACTATTCTGCCTGTGATTTAACAGATGCCTATGAATTAGGGCAAAGCCTTAAACAATATGCAGAGGAAGTTATTTTTGAGTGTGGGCATGATGAAAGACATTCAAACCTTATGCAAGATTATGCAAGGGCTTTTTTAGAAAATGTCAACTGGTTTGAAATAGCTAAAAACCTGATTACTGAATATTCAGAAAATGAGGTGACAGAATGAACTACATTGATGCACAATTATTTAAGGCTTTGCCTTACCCCTTAAACCACTCTAATGCAGTAGATGATCGAAACGGTCAAATAATGCTAAAAATCCAAACTACTAGGGGCGAAACCAATTGGCTGAATGTAAGCCCTGACCAGATGCGGGAAATTGAAACCATTTTAAATCAAGAGGTGACAGCATGACGCAAACTCAAGCACTGACAAAAGCCCTCATTCTCGCCATAACTGCGCCAGATGATGACAGAGCAAACCAAGCCGCACGACTTGCCGAAAGCATAGCGCAAGGGCTTAATTCTGACCAAGTTGAACA